TGAAAGAGTCAGGCAGCGCGCCTGGCAAACCACTCTACTACTCGCACGTCGGCACAGAGATTCAAGCCTATCCAGCACCAGACGGGACTGGGTACTCGGGTGAGCTTGTCTACTACGGGTCAGTGCCGCCGTTGTCAGATAGCAATACCAGTAACTGGCTGCTCGATCTCGCACCAGACATTTACCTGTATGGGTCGCTGAAACAATCGGCGATGTATCTGCGTGATGATGAGCGGACAGGCATGTGGGCGTCACTCTACCAGCGCGCCGTCGATGACCTGACGATTAGCGATCAACGTACCCGTGGACAGACGTCTGTCCGCATGAAAACCAAGGCATTGCAATAATATGGCTTTTACCGATTTTCTTGAGAACAAACTCGTAGCGCATACGTTCAGCAACACGGCTTATACCTCGCCAGGCACGGTGTACCTCGGTCTATACACCGTCGCACCAACCGACAGTTCGACAGGCACAGAGGTGACTGGCGGAGGTTATGCGCGTCAGACTGCAGCGCTTACTACCACCGGCAACGCGGCTACCAATGCGTCTGCGATTGAGTTTCCAACCGCTACCGCAAACTACGGCACCGTGGTTGCAGTGGCAATACTCGACGCTAGTTCAAGTGGCAACATGCTCGCTTACGCTGCACTCGCCAGCAATAAAACGATCGAAACCGGCGATGTGTTACGCATCCCAGCCGGCGACCTCGACATCACGTTGACCTAAAGTGTCGCAAGGCTGGTCAAACGGCGCATATAGCGCTGGCCCTTTCGGCCAGTCGGCAGCTATAGACGCGGCCGCCACTGTCAGCGCATCGTCTGCGTTTTCCTCATCTGCAGAACGCATTCAGCAGGCAAGCGCCGCTGCTGCGAGCAGTTCATCATGCGTCGGCACCGCGACACGGATACACAATGCCGCAGCCGCCGTTGCAAGTAGTTCAACCTGTGCCGCTAGCGCAACAAGCATACGGACTGCTGCGGCAGCAATAGCCAGTAGTTCGTCTTGTGCCGCTAGCGCAACAGGCATAAGAGCCGCTGCAGCAGCAGTAGCGAGTAGTTCAACCTGTGTGATTAGCGTCACACGAATAAAATCAACAACCGCCGCCGTTGCGGCGTCCAGCAGTGCATCGTGTTCTGCCAGAAAAATATTTATATCCGCAGCGACAATTAGCGCGGCGTCTTCGTTCACAAGCGCAGCAGCGCGACAGCGTGAAACGTCAGCGCAGGTCAACAGTGCATCGTCATGCACGGCCAGCGCAGAGTTTAGTGTTTCAGCGGCAGCCACCATCAGTGCAACATCTGCATTCACAGCGGCGGTCGGCCAAGTTCAATTTGGCAGCGCAACGTTTGACGCGATTTCTGGGGTGACGGTATCAGCGCGCATCAAATGGGTTGACGAAAATATAGCGACAACGAATTGGACGGGTGGCGGAGCCGCAACGACAACCTGGAATTCAACCGACCCTGCCCAGACAACCTGGACAGAGGCAGCCTGATAGGAACTTAACATGGCAAGTACGTACTCCAATGATTTGAGGCTGGAAGAGCAGGCGGTAGGAGAAAATTCGGGAACCTGGGGCACAAAAGTTAATGCAAGCTTTAGCCAGATTGCTGACGGTTTTTCTTTCGGCACCAAAGCGATGTCGTCAGATGCCAACGAAACGTTCACCATGCCAGACGGCACTGCTGACCCCACTAGGTCGCTGTATTTAAAAATCACAAGCTCTGCGACGCTAACAGCCACTCGGACTATTACGCTTGGACCCAACACTGTCTCTAAGCTCTGGCTCGTTGAAAACGCAACGACTGGGTCGCAATCAATCATTATCAAACAAGGCACCGGCGCGACAGTGACTGTCGCGTCAGGTGGCGTGCGTCTGATATATACCGATGGCGCTGGCTCGGGCGCTGCTGTCGTCGATGCACTTACAAACCTCGGGACGTCGGGAACGCTCACCTCTGGTGGCGTTATAACGGCGAACGCTGGAGTGGTTATAGACAACATCACAATTGACGGCACGGAGATTGATCTGTCGTCCGGTGATCTGACTGTTGATGTGGCTGGCGACATTATTCTTGATGCTGGTGGGGATAACATTCTTATTAAAGATGCTGGTACTCACTACGCCAACATCACAATGGCTTCTAATAGTTTGCTAATTGATGCTGTTATTAGTGATGGTGATTTAATCTTTAGAGGTAATGACGGTGGCTCTACAATTACCGCACTGCAATTGGATATGTCAGCAGCAGGCAACGCTATTTTCAACGGCAACATAGCACTTGCAGACTCTAAGCAACTGCAAATGGGTGCAGATGCAGACTTTATTATTTATCACGATGGTACGAGCAACTACGTTCAAGCTGCAAAACAAGATAGCGACATTATCCTGCGCGGGAACGATGGCGGTTCAGGCGTCAACATGCTCACGCTGGATACGAGTGCAGCAGGTTTAGCTACGTTCAATGCGGGTGCTAATTTTGGCGGAAACATAGGAGTTGGTACATCATCTGCCGGCAACCTCATTGAGGTCGAAGGCGCATCTCCGATAGTTGAAATAAACGCCTCATCAGGAAGTCCAGAGCTACAGTTTAGCGACGGCGGAACTGACGAATTCAGTATTATGTACGACACTGGTGCCAACGCACTCAAGTTTGTAGAAGGCGGTGTGGGAACCCACGTCACTATTTTAGACGGGGGCAATTTCGGGCTTGGAACTACAGCACCCGCCTACACCCTAGATGTAGATTCAACCATTCATATTGGGAACGACGGGTCGAGTGGCTACACACACTCTCGACTCATCTTCGATGCTGGAGCCACGACTAGGGGCGCTGGAGCCTTCTATCACAATCAAGGCGATGATGTTGAATATTTCGCTGGGTCGCCTTACAACAAATCTGACTCCTGGGCGATTACCAGAAACGCTACTGCGTCACATGCAGATGCAACGGCTGATGTAACCAATGCTTTAGTAGTAGTTGATAGCTCAGGGAATATGGGAATTGGCGTAAGTTCACCGACGCAAAAACTAGACGTGAATGGCACCGTCGAACTCAACAATTTAACGGTGGGAGGATCGCAAGGGACGGACGGACAGGTCCTCACCTCAACAGGCTCAGGAGTCGCTTGGGAGGATGCATCCGGTGGCGGTGGCGGTGGTGGTGGTGGTGCTTGGAATGTGATTTCAAGCCAAACAATTTCATCATCAGTGTCGAGTGTAACCTTCACAGGTGTAACAGGTTACAAGGTCTATAAATTGATTATGACTGACATAAACCACTCATCGAGCGGAACAGCGGATCAAATCCAATTGTCATCAGACAATGGCTCTAGCTTCGCAACTTTTAATATTTCATCTATCGCGCTGCGATATAACTCAGGATCTACATCTCAAACTATCAGCAACGACTTTTACCAAAGCAACAAGCTGCCTTTGATGTACAGCTTTAACGAATACAACAATGACGAAAAGCACCACGTCGAAGTGACTATCTTTGGATTAAACGATTCGTCTTTTACCTACACCCACAGCCGCCTTCTGTCGAGTTGGGGTTGGAATGTAAACGACATTGGTGCTAACGAAACTTATGCAAGGACGCATGGCAGTGGTGGTTTAGCGTCTTTCAACGCATTCAAAGTTGATGCTATGTCGGGAGGCACCTATGACGGCGGCACCTTCACCCTTTATGGCTTGGCAATCTCATAGGAAAAAATTATGAGCACAGGTGTATTTCAAATGGTCAATGGTAAAACCATTGAGCTAACAGAAGAAGAAAACAATCAGCGCATTGCAGATGGCGAAGCCGCGCAAGCAGAAATAGATGCAAGTGCTTGGCTGCGTGGACGTTTGGAGGAATATGGTGGTTGGCCAGAACAGCTTGACGAGATGTTTCACGACTTTGACGCTTGGAAGACTCGTATACAAGCCATCAAGAATAAATATCCGAAACCTGAGTAATTGGAGGAAAAATAATGGCAGCAGTTTGGCAAATTAAGACAATGGACCGTGACCTTAGCGACGGGGGTGTCACAGTTGCCCACTGGCGCGTCAGAGACTCTGAAACTGTAGGAGACAACACTTTTGCAGCGCAGAGTTATGGCTCTTGTGGCTTTACACCAGACCCCTCAGCATCAGACTTTGTTCCGTATGCTGACCTAACCGAATCTACCGTTCTTGGATGGGTATTTTCCGAGGTCAATAAAAGTGGAATTGAAGCGTCACTAACCGCCCAAGTTGCAGAACAAAAAAACCCGACCCAAGGTGAAGGCGTTCCCTGGTAGTTGTTGATTACTCTCGATAACACGCTGCAAAACAAATGACAAAAGAGGAAAGGAATTTAGCGCTGAAGGCTTTGGAACAAATTGCAAAGCATGAGTTGAAATGCGGAGAGCGATACGGGGAGGTCGTCACGCAAATATCGGAACTGCGCAGGCAAACTGACGCGCATGCTGATCGGTGGGAAAAGATCGCATGGCTACTTGGCAGCGCAGTAGTGACAACGGGAGTGTCAACTTGGCTATTAATGCTCGGAGGATGAATGCCACTCGCAGAAATAGTCGCGGTCCTCGCCACCGTCAACAGTATTGTCGACACCGTTCAGAAATCTGGGAATCATGTCTCAACGCTAACGAGTTACATCGGTCGCCTCACCGACGCGAACAGCAAGATCAACGAGATAGAGACTCGAAAAGCGGGGAAACTAACGCAAAAGGAGGCGCTCGATATTGCGCTAACACGGAAACGCATTGCGACCGCGCAGGGAAATATCACAGAACACTTGAAGATGGCTGGGTTGCACGACGTCCTGCACGACATGAACAACATCATTGCAGAACAGAAAGAAGAGCAACAACGGCAGCTAGTGGCTGCAAAAGAACGCAGACGGGAACGGGACGAGATGATGATGTTTGTGGGACAACTATTCGGCATGGCCGTTGGCTGTTCCCTGTTCATCAGTGTCGCAATGTTTATTTTTCTGAGACTTTTTTAAGGGAGCAACGACAATGAGCGATAAAATTGAGAATGTAGTGATCGACGGGGAGACTATCTCGGTTGAAAGTCTGGAACCGCAACTGCAAGTTGTGGTTAATCGACTAGTAGAATTGAGCATTGAATCGAACCAACTAGGCATCCGACTCGATGAGCTTAACGCGCTGATCGATCTTTACAAACAGAGAATCAAACAATCTCGTGCTGAAGAAGAGCCTGAGATCGTTGCGGTGCCTTAATGCCAATACTCGACTCACTCATAGGCCCAGCCACGAAGCTGCTCGATAAATTCATCCCCGATGCTGATGAAAAGAATCGTATTGCCTTCGAGTTGTCGACTTTGGCAGAACGCCATGCGCAGGAGCAAGCCCTCGCGCAAATTGAGCTCAACAAGACAGAGGCGATCGGTAATTGGTTCCAGTCCAGTTGGCGACCCGCGATCGGCCACGTTTGCTGGATTGGTTTAGCGTACAACGTGATTGTGCAGCCTGTTTTAAGCATTTGGTTTGACGTGCCGCCAGTAAATGGCGACCTGCTTTACCCCGTCATGCTGGGCATGCTGGGTATGTCAGGTATTCGTGGATTTGAAAAGGTGAAGGGGGTAACCCGTTGAACCTGAGTTATTTCAAAGCTGACGAGTTCAAATGCCAGCACTGCGGCGAAGACGGCATTGATTACGATTTTGCGCGGACAATTGACAAACTCAGGCACGAGTGTCAGTTCCCGTTTTTGATCAGCAGCGGCTATCGCTGTTGCGATCACCCGATTGAGATACGCAAAGAAAAACCTGGCGCACACACAACAGGCCAAGCAGTCGATATAGCAGTCACTGGTGAACAGGCCATCACCGTGCTTCGCGAAGCGCTAAACATGGGGTTCAGCCGCGTCGGCGTTCAACAGAAAGGGAGTGGGCGCTTCATTCATCTAGACATGGCGGAAGGGTTCCCGAACCCTGCTATCTGGAGCTACTAATGCCGTTGCTTGCACTAGACATTCCGCCTGGCGTCAGAAAATCTGGCACTAACTTGCAACAAGCGAACGTGTGGAACGACAGTAACCTGGTGCGCTGGCATGAAGGCTCGCTGCAGCCTGTCGGCGGATGGCGCAAGCGCACGGCCAGCACCTTTACTGGCACGTCTCGCGCGCTGATTACCTATCGAGACAATAGCGGCAACCGACGTACTGCACTGGGCACCGAGAGCAAGCTCTACGTCATTGACCAAGCGAACGCGATACATGACATCACGCCAGCCTCGTTCACCACAGGCACCGCCAATGCCGTCCAGAACTTAGGCTGGAGCGCGTTAACGTGGTCGGCTAGCCAATACGGAACACCCCGACCTGACACCGGACAATACACGCCCGTGACGACATGGTCTTTAGACACTTGGGGCGAATATTTACTCGGCTGTAGCTCAACAGACGGCAAAATTTATCAATGGGCAAACAACACAAGCAACGTGGCGGCAGTGGTCACAAACGCGCCAACCCAAAACACTGCGATCATTGTCACTGAAGAGCGTTTTGTGTTTGCGCTAGGCGCTGGCGGCGAACGCGATCGCGTTGAATGGTGCGATCAAGAAAACAACACCGTGTGGACCGCAGCAGCGACCAACCAAGCTGGCGGATTTAACTTAAACACGGTCGGTGAGATTGTCACCGGACAACGAGTGCGTGGCGGTACGCTGATCATTACATCGACCGACGCGCACGTAGCGCGCTACACAGGGCCACCATTTGTATTCTCGTTTAACAAAGTTGGCACTGGTTGCGGTGCAATTAGCGCCAACGCAAGTGTGCAAGCGGACACGTTTGCGTGTTGGATGGGTGACAATGGTTTCTTCATGTACGACGGCGGTGGTGTGCGTAGTCTCACTTCGACGGTTTCTGAGTTCGTATTTAGCAACATGAATAAGGATCAGCGAAGCAAGTGCTTTGCAGTGCTGAACGCACAGTTTAATGAAGTCATCTGGTTCTACCCGTCAAGCGACTCGCTTGAGAACAATCGCTACGTCGCGTGGAATTTCAGAGAGAATCATTGGAGCATCGGTGCTATGTCGCGCACTGCTGGTGCCGACACCGGCGTGTTCTCGTATCCGAATTACGCGGGTAGTGATGGCTACGTCTATGAACATGAAATCGGGTTCGACTACGACGATGAGACGATATTCGTAGAGAGCGGACCTGTTCAAATTGGGCAAGGCGATCGGCTCATGGTCGCACGCAGTCTCATTCCAGATGAGAAAACACAGGGCGACGTTAGCGCGACCTTTAAAACGCGCAATTTCCCTAACGCCACAGAACAATCACACGGTCCATTTACGATGGCGAACCCGACGTCGGTGCGCTTCCAAGGCCGCGAAGTCAGCATGCGCATTGAGGCTGCCAAAACCACCGACTGGCGTGTGGGAACGATGCGGCTCGATGTAGTGCCAGGGAGCAGAAGATGATTCTGCCGACTGTAGCTAACGATTACAGCGGGCCGCAATTGCGCGAAGCCTTCGCAACGATAGAGCAAGAGGATCAGCTTAATCACAAGCGACTACAAGATGTTGAGGTGGGTGACGCAAGGTTAATTTTAAAGTCGCCAAACGGCACGCGGTATTCGATCACCGTCGACAACTCAGGAAATCTTGGAGCAACTGCGCTATGACGATCAACGTTGATGCGAGCCTTGCTGCAAAAACAAGTCTGGAAGCGATGCTGCCCTATCGGAAGATGCTGCAGTCGGCCCTAGACCTTAGCGGCGGCACGCACACGTTTGAGGATGTGGTCGAGGCCGTCAGCACAGGCGACATGCAATTTTGGCCGGCCGCAGGTAGCGCACTAGTAACACAGATTGTGGAGTACCCGCAGGTTCGCGCGGTGCAT